TACGTTGTCGAGTCGCTTGGGCATGGGCGACCTACTGCCACTGACTGGAGCGTTCCGCGCTGGTGCAGACCCGATCCGAGAACTGGAGAACTTTGCTGGCCCAGTGGTTGGTGGTATCAGCGGTCTTGTTGGTATGGCCGGTGGTCTAGCCAAGTATGGTGCAGAGACTGTCGGGTTGCGCGATGACACCACATCACTTAACTCGTTGCTGCGTGACTCTCCGATTGCACTGATGCGTGCGGTGGGTGATGGCACTGCGTACCTGAGTGACGGTCGTATCACTAACACTCGCGGTCAGGTGGTGTCAGAAGATGTCGGCACGCATGTGGCTCTGGCAAGGTTCCTTGGTTTCTATCCTGCCATTGCTACTCAGCAGAACGATATCGTGCGCTTGTCCAAGTACGTGAGCGATTACGCTAAGGCGATCAAGGCTGACTACACAGCGGCATACGTTAAGGCGCGTTTGGCTGGCGACACTGATGCCATGGAACGGACGCTAGAGAATGTGCGTAACTGGAACGAAGCGGCTGCGGGTACTGGACTGGAGATCAACAACTTCATCCGGTCTGCTAACCGTGCTGCCCGAGAAGCAGCGCGTCCGACTGCCATGCGTTTCCTCAAGGCTGCACCCAAGAACGTGCGTCCTGAGACTTTGGAACTGCTGGAAATCTACGGTATTGAACCGGGAGAACTGCAATGATTGAGACGTTATTAGGTGGCGTATTTGGTGGGCTATTACGCCTAGCACCTGAGGCACTTAAGTTCTTTGATCAGAAGAACGAACGCAAGCATGAGCTTGCCATGCTCGAAGCAGAGATGCGGTTTGCCCAAGTCAGGGGTGAGATTGCCATGCGCCAGACCGAGGCGCAGATGACTATGGCTGAGGTAGATGCCATTGGTGAGGCTTTTAAGGAGCAATCTGCTACGGCCCGTGCCGCAGGTAAGTGGGTGGCGGCTATCTCTGCACTAGTCCGACCGTTCGTCACGTATTTATTTGTCATTGCGTACGCTACGGTGAAGGTTGCCAGCTTCCTGATCGCGCTAGAACAGAACGGAGACTGGAAGCAGGTGCTGACCTCCATGTGGGGCGTGGATGATATGGCCGTGCTGAATATGATCTTGTCGTTCTGGTTTGTTGGGCGCGTGTATGAGCGCACTAGATGAGGCCATCCCGTTAGCGGCAGACCTGTGTCGGCACTTTGAAGGCTTCAGATCAAAGCCGTATATCTGTCCTGCTGGGTATCCGACCATTGGCTATGGCACGGTATGGAAACCGGACGGAACTAAGGTGACTATGGATCACCCGCCGATCTCACGAGAAGTTGCTAATGATTGGTTGATGCGAGAACTTAGAGGAACCTACGCCGCTGGCGTACTTAAAGCGTCCCCCGGTTTGGTTAGCAACCCACGCGCTTTGGCTGCGATGATCGACTTTACTTATAACTTGGGCGTGGGTAGATACCGGGCCAGTACATTGCGTAGGAGAGTGGACGCACAAGACTGGGAAGGTGCTAAGGATCAACTTAGCCGATGGGTGCGGGGCGGCGGCATCGTTCTTCCCGGTCTTGTGCGAAGGCGTAAAGCAGAAGCGGCGCTGTTCTAAAGCGCCTTCAACTGACCTAAGGCTAGGTCTTCCGCGTTCTGGCTTTCTTTATCTAGGATACCTTGGAGTCTGGGGTGATTGAGGTTGACACCGATGACGTAGGTCTGCCCGAGTTTGATGGGCGAGTCCTTACCCAAATACGCCTTCTGGGACTTGGGCGTAGCGACAATGCCTTCCTCAGTAAGTTCCTGTATGAACGACTTGTAGTCGCCGCCTCTAACAGACAACCACTTACGGAAGTGCGCCCTGTCGAGCATGACAACACCGTGGTCGAAGTGATCCCCAACAGTCTTGCGGTGCAGGTCGAACCGGACGTAGATGCTTGATCGTGGCAGTCGGCTGTAGTCCACGGTTGCCTTCTGTCCGTCCTGATGGAATACGGTAAGCGCACTGGAGGCAGTATCGTTAAGGTACTCACCAAGTAGATCGAACGCATCGACCTTGCTTTCCTGTGCTGTCTTACGGATAGCACCCATCTGATCAAGCACCCACGTAATACCTCTAACGTGGTCGAACTTAATAAGTCCCCAGTCTTTGGCTAACTTACCGGCCAAGTCTGCAAGGATAATGGCTTGCTCCCAGTACCGTTCCTCACCCGCAAACTTGCAGTCGTACCGATTGGCAAACGTAGCGTTTGCATCTGCGATGATGGTCTTCAGGGCAGAAGGTCCAAGTTCCAATAGGTTCTTAATGAATGCTCGACCTACGTGCCCATACGTACTATTGAGGAAGTCATAGACCTTACGCCCCGCCTCGCTATCCTTGGTGAACAACGGACTAGGTTTGACCGTGACCTCAAGCAGTCGTGCCATCTGCGCGTCTGTGTCCATACCGGATGAAACAAGTTTCGCAGCCATAGATTTATTTGTGGATACCGTCACTGGCATGGCGAACGTCTTGGCATCTCGTTCCTCTGCATTGCGATTCAGTCTGGCTTTGTCTCGCCCTTGACTTACCCAGTAGAGGAAGTCACCAACGTCTTTGTCCTGCATCATCGTGGCTTCATCAATCGTCATGGGCATATTCGAATACAGTCCCATGCGGCTGAACAAAGTGTTCTGTGTGAACTTGGCAGCAAAGTGCAACTTGTCAGGGTTGCCCCATACAGACTGCATCCACAACTGTGCCAGTGTCTTACCGCCACCAGTCGGGCCATAGAGTGAGATGGTTAATCCCTTCAAACCTGTAAACGCATACAGTGGTGACGACAGGCTGACGCATAGCGCAAACATATGCGTGTCCAAGTTGGCCTTCTCTGCCAGTCGGGTGAACTCAATCCAACTATCCATGTCGCCAGACACACCGTACAAGTCATGGCTCAACTTACTATTAATAGATGCCAGAGTGACTGAGTCTTCCATCACGCTACCGTCTGGGTTGCGGCGCATGATCGTGTCACCAATAACGAACTGGTTGTAGTTCTCCTTCCACCCCATCGTGGCATAGAGGTTCGTCATGGTGCGGCGTTGCCGCAGTTCTTCCATGTAAGCGCGAAGCATGTGCTGGAAATATCCTGTCTGGTGTTTGCCGTTTAGGACTATGCCTTGGTCTGCGATTGCAGCGGGGAACTCTCGGCTGCCCTCAGCAAGATACGCTTGCCTCAGGACAAGTTCTTGCCACCCGATATGCGGACGCTTCCAGTGGTAACGCACAGTCTCGTAACCAAGAGATTCATCCCGACCATACGAAACTGGGTACAGATCGAACTTACATACATCCACATCCGTATCGTCGATGGTCAACTTAATGCCATCTGCTGTGCGCTTGTAGGGTTTTGGCACAGGGATATCGGTGGATACTGGATCAATAGCGTCGGTCGGCGCAGCCACCTCTTGATACTGAACGCCAAGCCTAGCCGGTGAACCGATCTTGTCCTTGAACTTGCAGCCCTTACAGCCGTCTGGTCTGTCGGTGTTGAACTTGGCACAAGTAGTCGGGCCAGTGGTTACGCGTTTCCATTGCTCCAACTTACGGAGCGTGTTGTCTACATCAAACGATGGATGCTGTTCGCTCCATGCAATAGCCGTGGACTCTGGGTCTTGGCAATACGCAGCCACACCCAAGAGGGAGTACCACATGGGTTCGGAAACATCTGCTTGGTTCTTTATAGCCCATCCGATCTGTTGGCACTTTGCAGCCACAGCCATGGGGTTAGACGGCGGCAGCGTGTTCTCGACAACAAGGGCTTGTGATAACTTACTTGTGGGTGTGTGATGCCTCCGGATCAAAACATGATCCGCTAGTGCAACTTGCATCGCAGCGACGGTCGTCGGTTCGGCATCCAGAAGTAAGGAGACTTCCTTACCATTCTTCGGGTTGTGGGTTCCAATAGGACGCAGCACCAGTGCGCTGTTCGCAGTCAGCCCGGTATCAACCTCAAACTTCTTGGCGATTGTTGCAGCCTTGAGTGCCTCAGCCAGTGGCTTCCATTCGTCGGGTGGCAACTCACGGTCTAGTACCCAGTAAACGTGCAAGCCGTTACCGGAATGAACGATCATAGGTTTGGGTAAGCCAACATCCTTGACGAACTTACCCAAGGCTACGAGTCCCTCCTTCCATGAAGGGAACGGTTTGGTTTCGCCGCAGTCAATATCTAGGGCAAGCACCTTCGTAGCACGGACATTATCCTGCTTACGGCTACCCTTCTCAATGAATGCAGAGATAGCAAAATATGTGTTGTTACCGCGTTGGTCTAGTGCGACCACGGTTTTGGCGAGTTCTTCTACAGTCGAAAAGAATCCCTGCTTGTTACCGTCAGGGTTAATGACAGTCGTAACAAAGAAGCCTTCCGATGGTAGAACCCGCTGAAGAAAACTCAACGTGTCCATAGCGCCCCGCTATAGCGGGGGGATTTCTCCCCCCGCCACCATTCAAGTATTAAGCAATTCCTGTAAGCGTGAAAACCTATCTCGCTGTCCTGATGCAATCACTTCGGGCGTAGGCCATTGGTGATTCTTCATTACGTCGAGGAGTTGTCTTAGCACACGCCTAACCACAATGTCGTTGGATTTGCGGAGGGGCTTGCCCTTCACCCAACCATAGTACGTCATGCGGGAAACGCCAAACAATGTGGACATATTCCCAGTGGTCAAAAGCATGTGCCTACGCAGAGTTTCCACCTTTGTAAAGTCTACTGGTGGTTGCTCAATCATCCGCAACCTCGCCTACAAGGGCCGCAATCTCGTCAGCCAGTGAGTTAGCAGCGGCAGGGGTGGGAGCAGGGGTCGCCTTAGGAGCAGCCGCCTTGGGCTTAGCCTCAGGTTTAGCAGCACCGAAACCACGCTTCACAGGGGCAGGAGCAGGGGCTGGGATGGGGGCTTCAACCTCCTCTACCTCTGCAACTGTTACAGCGGGTTTCGGCGCAACGGGGGCAGGG